GACCGAAAAGCTCGGGATATCGGCCAAGCAGACGGCGGCGGCCCTTCGTGGTGTGCCGGCGCAGTTCACTGACATTGCCGTCTCGCTCCAGGGTGGTCAGGCACCGCTGACGGTCCTCCTGCAGCAAGGTGGCCAGCTCAAGGACATGTTCGGCGGCGTGGGGCCTGCGGCTCGGGCACTGGGCGGCTACGTTGCGGGGCTGGTGAATCCGTTCACCTTGGCCGCTGCCGCAGCCCTGGCCCTGGCGGTCGCCTACAACAGAGGCAGTCAGGAGGCGGACGCCTACAACAAGTCGCTGATCCTAACCGGCAAAGTCGCCGGCACCACTGCTGACGCCCTTGGCACCATGGCGCGCGATGTTAGCGCGAGCATCGGCACCACTGGCGCAGCGGCTGACGTTCTGGCCCAGTTGGCTGGTAGCGGCAAGATTGCAACCGACAGCTTCGAGGCGATCACTGCCGCGGCCCTGTCCATGCAGCAGGCCACTGGCAAGGCTGCCGAGGAAACCGTCGCCGAGTTCGTCAAGATCGGCAAGGACCCGGTCGCCGCAGCGAAAGAGCTGAACGACCAATACCACTTCCTGACCCAGGCGCTCTATTCGCAGATCGTGGCCATGAAGGAAAGCGGTGACGCGGCCGGTGCGGCCAAGCTGCTGACTGACACCTACGCCGACACGATCCGCAACCGTACGGCAGAAGTCACCGGCAACCTCGGCCTGATCGAACGTGCCTGGCTGGGCATCAAGAACGCCGCCCTTGGCGCTCTTGACGCAGCGCTTGACGTTGGCCGGGATGAAACGCTAGGCGAGCAACTTGCCGCCGCCAAGAAACGCCTCGCCGACTTGACCGCTGGCGGTCGCGATGCCGCCAAGGAAGACCCGTTTCGCTACGAATCGACGGTTAAAGAGATTGGTTACCTCGAAATGCAGATCGAGGCCGAAAAGCTTCTGTCCAAGTTCGTCGGTGATCGCCAAAAGACCCAGGACGCGGGCGTGGCAGCCTCTGAGCGGGTAGATGCACTGACCAGGTCGACGCTGACAAACGAGCAGAAACGCGGTGAAGAAATCAAGAAGTACAAGGTTGATCTGGAAAAGATCCGGGCCGCCAACCCTGAAGACTCCCGGCTGACCCAGGCCACCGTCGACAAAAATATCGCCAACATCAACGAGCGGTATAAAGACCCGAAGGTGGCCAAGACTCAAGCCTATCGCGAAGACGCCGCCACAAAAATGCTGCATTCGCTCCGGGATCAAGAGGCTGTTCTGCAGGCCCAGGTGACTGGCAACGACAAGTTGACCGCAGCCCAAAAAGCTCAGGTCCAGTGGGCGCAGCAACTTTCCGACCTGAAAGGCAAGTCGATCCTCACTGCGGAGCAGAAATCCTTGCTCGCCAATAAGGATGCTCTGAGTGCCCAGATTGCTCAAAACGTGGCGCTAGATGAGCAGATCCGTAAGCGAGAGCAAGCCAACGAGCTTGAGCAGCTGCGAATAAATATATTGCGCTCGTCCGGCCAGAGAGAGGCGGCTAACGACGCCAGGATCGAACTGGAGTACGCCAAGCAAAAGCTGCAGTACGAGCGAGAAGGCAACACTGAGGCCCTGGCAAAGCTTGAAACCCTGCGCCAGACGCAGCTCGCCAACGATAAGGCCAGTGTAAAGCGCGGAACGGTTGAGGGTGTTTCTCAGGCGCCAAACTCACCAGGCTTAGATACGTCGGTGGGCGGGGCAAACAGTGAAATAGATAGGCTCAACGAATCGGCTGCTGCGCTAGAAGATTGGCGCACAACCGAGATCGAAAAGCAGGCTGCATTCCTTGATGCCAAGGCCGTCAGCGAAGAGACGTACGCCGAGCGCATCGCCAACATCGATCAGCAAGCCCTTGCAGAACGCACGCGTATCGAGTCTGCAAAAAACACTGCGCTCATGAGTGCCAGCATGGATTTCTTCGCGAACATGGCCGTCTTGAGTCAATCGGGACATCACAAGCTGTCAGCAATCGGCAAAACTGCCGCGATTGCTCAGACCACCATCGCGACCTACAAGTCTGCTACCGAATCTTATGCATCGCTCGCTGGCATACCCGTTATTGGCCCTGCTCTCGGCTTCGCGGCTGCGGGCGCTGCAATCACAGCCGGCCTGGCCAACGTGGCAGCTATTACCGGTGTTGGCTTCAAGACTGGCGGCTATACCGGCGACGTCGGCACCAACGACGTGGCGGGCGTGGTGCACGGCAAGGAATACGTGTTCGACGCAGCCAGCACGGCACGCATCGGCAAAAGCAACCTTGATGCTATCCGTGCCGGGAAGATGGAGGCGCCAAGCCCGGCCGGGATCTACACCGGGGGCCCGGGTGCTGCGGCCAACGAGACCAAGCCCGCGGCGCCTGGCGGCGTCATCGTCAACCTGCATGAAGACGCCAGCCGCGCCGGCCAGGTGCAAACCAGCACCGCGCCAGACGGCAGGCAGCAAGTCGACACCTACGTTTCGGATATTCGCGGCCAGGGCAAGATGGCCAAAACCCTTGAACAAACCTATGGATTGAAGAGAGTGGGGCGATGACGGCACTTGAAACGCTGTACGCCTCTGGCGGCAAAGCCGTGACCATCCCGACGATTGAACTGTTCTGCATTCCGTGGGCAGCGCCGATTTACATCTGCCAGGGCTTCAACGACATAACTGCGAAAACTGAGGCGGGTGTGACCGCGAAGTTCACTGCTGCGGGGTTCGCCGCGGCGCTGCCCAAGCGGGATAACAGTGGCAACCAGAAGCTCACCTTCGCCATCGACAACGTGACAGGGGAAGCTCAGCAGCTGATCGACAAGGCGCTGGAAGCTCGAGCGAATATCGGGCTGGTTTTCCGGATCTTCATCTCGACCGATCTGACCGCCCCGGCCGAGCGGCCTTATCGAATGAAAGTGCTCAACGGGTTCATGGAGGGGCCGAGCGTGCAACTCAACGCCGGCTACTTCGACCTGATCAACCTCGGCTGGCCACGGCGCAAGTACACCCTGGCCTTCGCGCCCTGCCTTCGGTACGTCTAAATGTTCGAAAAATACCTGAACGCTTCCTACGAGGATGGCGGGCGAGGCCCTGTGCGTCTGGATTGCTGGGGCCTGGCTCGACTTGTCCGGCATGAAGTCTACGGCCTGCCCCTGCTACCAAGTTGGGGGCATGTCCGCAACACCATGCCGAAGGCGTTCACCCAGGCGGTGAACGAGGGCGCAGCAGCCATGGAGCGCTGTGAGCCTGAGGTCGGCGCGATCGCCTGCATATGGCGCGGGCGGTTCTGCATTCATGTCGCCGTGATCATCGAGGTCGATGGCCGGCTTCACGGAATGGAAATGAAGCCGTCGGGCGCGACCATCAAACCGCTGCGCAAATTCCAAGACCAATACCTGACAGTGAGTTATCACCGTGATCGAACTCTACCCGAGCAAACTTGAAGGCCAGCCGCTGGAGCGCCACAAGACCGATCGCGTGATGACCATCGAAAGCTGGCTGGTGGCCAAGGTGCCGAGCTACCAGGTGCGCGAGTCGCCGCCGATCAGCATCGAGGTCAACGGCCTTTTTATTGATCCTGCCCACTGGGCAGAGGTTGAATTCGGTCCGGCCGACACCGTGCGGATCTATCCTGAGCCGAAAGGTACTGGCCTGGAGATCGCCGCATGGGCTGTAGTTGCCGCGATCGTAGCCGTAGGCGCGATCATGCTGACGCAAAAGCCGTTGGTAACGCCGAGCACGGCGAACAATGCAGCATCAGGTAAGGGGCTCGGGCTGGCGAAAACCACCGCGAACCAGGTCAAGCTTGGCGATGTGATTCGCGAGTGCGCTGGCAAGAACGAAATATTCCCTGATTACCTCACCCCGACGCGTCGTTACTTCGGCACCGATCCGAAGGTGCAGTGGGTCGAAATGCTGCTCTGCATCGGTGTGGGCGAGTTCGAAATACAGCCCGGGCAGGTTCGTATTGGTGGAACGCCGATCGCCTCTCTCGGCAGCACGGCCAGGCATGCCATTTATGGACCAGGTGAGTCGGTAGCTGCTGAGCCCGCCAGACTCTGGTGGCACAACTCAGAAGAGGTCGGATCTACCTCTACAGGTAGCGCCGGCCTCACGCTCACCACTACCACCAACATTGATCAGCAGCTCAATGCAGCCACCGTGCAGTTCAGTGAGTACGTGGTGTCCGTTCCTGTGGGTGCGGGGTGGTTTCCGACGGGGTGGGATGCAGGCCTAATCGCGCGGATCGAGGTTCTGTATCCCTACCTGTTCACCGCGCCGGCGGACGGTTCGGCAACCGTTATCAGCGGCGACTATATCCCGATGCTCAAGCCGTTCGTTGGCATGAAGATCGAGATCACCGGTGCCAATGCCGGCGATTACGTGGTCGCGAGCTATGACCCCTATGTGCCGGCCGTACCCGCGGTTACCGGTAGCGCGTCCATGGTCACCGGCAGTGCCTCTCCGACACGGTACGATTTCGACGTCACGCCGCTGACATTTACGGTCAGTCGCGGCGCGGGCACATACTCGGTAACCCTGAGCACGGCGACAACCAACCTCGCCGGGCTGGTCACAGCGGTAAATACTGCCCTGATCAGCACCGGTCTTGTTGCGAGTGCCTCAGGCAGCTTCTTGCGGATCGCCGAGTCGGCATCGCCGTACAGTGGTGTCGCCTTAGGCCTGGGCGGTTCGTCGGCAACGGTGTTCGGTTCGTCTCCCGTGTTTGTCACTGGAGTGAAGACGGTCACAGCTGCAGACGCCGTGCCTGCCAAAATCACCCTGGCTTACGATGGCGGGGCGCCCGCAGTAGGCCTTCAGACCGGCACTCTCTGGTCGTGCATTGGCTATCGCGATCTTCGGTACCGGATTGCATCGGTATCGGATGACGCTGTTGAGGATGACGAAAGCACCGTAGATGTCGACGAAAGCCACGGACCGTCAGCGATCACCGTCATTCGGCTGACCGATAACGGCGCCGAAGATGAGGACTGGTTGGGTTACGACGACATCCAAACAAATACAGCCTCCATTACGCTCGATGGTTCTACCACCGAAGGCGACTGGGCAGGGCCTTTCTATGCCTGTCCTGAAGGCGAGGTCATTCGCCGATTTGAAGTGGACTTCTTTTTCCCGCAGGGGCTTGTTCGATACACCGAGAAAAATGGGAACATCCGCTCGCACTCGGCGAAAACAGAGGTTCAGTATCGTGATGCCTCAACCGCTGGCGCCTGGACCAGTGTGCCCTACACGTTTGTGGCAATGAGCCCGGATCAGCAGGGCTACACGCGCAGCATCCAGGCACCTACGTATATCCGGCCCGAAGTGCGGATTCGAAGGATTGGGGAAGAGTCGCCAGAAAACTTTAAGTTCAACCGAGTGCAGTGGTATGGCCTGCGTGGTCGCATCGATAAGGCGCCAACCAGGTACGCTGACTGCACCGTGATGGCACTGTACGTGCGGGGCGGCGACAAGCTTTCTGCGCAGTCACAAAACCAGGTGTCGGTGGTTGCCACTCGGAAGTTGCCGGTGCTGGTTAATGGTGTGTGGAGCGCCCCTGTGGCCACGCGGGACATCGTGCCCTGGGTCAACTACGTCATGAAGTCGGCGGGCGGTACCGATGACGATATGGATATCGAAGAGTTGGCACGCTACGGCGCCATCTGGAACGGTCGCAGCGACTACTTCGACTACGCGGTCGAAGACGACAGCACGGTCAAGGAGTGCATCAATGACGCGCTGCTGGCTGGCTTTGCCGAATTTACGCTTGAGCGCGGTCGGGTGACCCCGGTTCGTGATGAATTGCGCACACAGATCGGTCATATGTACACGCCTCAAAACATGACCGAGCAGCTCAAGCGTAGCTTCACTTTGCCAGCTCCAGACGATTACGACGGCGTCGACATCAAGTACATCGACGAGAAGACTCGCGCGACTGAGGTGGTCAGGTGCAGGCTGCCAGGAGACCTCGGATTTCGCGTTCAATCAATCACGCTGAAAGGGGTGACGAACCGCGATAAGGCTTGGCGGATCGGGATGCGCATGCGTCGGGCGCAGGTTTACCGCAACAAAAGCTACAGCTGGAGCACTGAGTTTGACGCCCTGAATAGCGGATACCTCAGTTATGACGCGGTAGCCGACGACATTCCTGGTTATGGGCAAAGCTCGATTCTGCTAGGCATGACGACCGGGAATGGCCTCGTACTTCTGGAAAGCTCGGAACCCTTGACTTGGAAGACGGGCGTCTCCCATGTGGTCGGCCTTCGGCGCCCGGACGGCACCGTCAGCGGGCCTTGGCCTGCAACGAGAGTCGATGACTTCCGGCTCACCATCGCTGCATTGGATTTTGAACCGGACTTTTCATGGGATATTGATCCGCCGCACCTGCTGTTCGGCGAATCGACACGCTGGTGTTACCCGGTCCTGATCACGTCAATCGACCCAGGCGATCATTCTGCGGATGTCGAAGCGGTCAATTACGACCCGCGCGTCTATGCGGATGACGACAATTTCGCCGACAACTAAGGATCGCAAACAATGCTGACAATGCCTGACGGTATTCCGCTGCCGTTGCGAGACGGTTACGGATTCAAACCGACAAGTCCGATCGTCCGCTCTCGATTCGTAAGCGGTCGAGCGAGGAATCGGCGGCGCTACCTGAGTGTGCCAACAGAGGTATCTGTTTCGTGGCTGTGCAATGCCGAACAGGCTCGACTCTTTGAGGGATGGTGCAAATGGGGGATCGGCTGGGCTGATTGGTTCATGTGCCCCATCCGGAGCCCCCTCGGTCTGACGCTGACGCAGGCCCAGTTCACGGATATTTACGACGGCCCCACGCTGGTGGGCGTCAACCTATGGCGATACACCGCCGTCCTGTCGCTTTTTGAAATGCCGATCGTGACCGAAGCCGAGCTGGTTGGGCTGATGTCCGGAATAGACATAGGCGTTATGAACTCTCGACTGCGCAGCGAATTGCAGAGCTGGTACACCAAGTCTTGGCCTGGCGTGACATAGCTGCCTGATCCGCTAAATCTTTTTCAGTTCTATAACCCGCCGCTGCGTGGGTTTTTTTTCGCCTGGAGTAAAATATGAGCGTAGCATCAGACCTCGCCCGGCTTACGGCAACGATCGACACGGCCAATGAGTTGCTGCTGTCAGACCAAATCAAAATGATGGATGTCGGCGGCGGCGTTATGCGTCCGACCAACGCGAAGGCTATCGCTGATTTGGCAACACAAATGTCAGGCGCCTTAATCTATAGCACTGTAGCGCTTGGGCTTGCTGGAACTATCGCGGGTGGGCACTTCAGCGTCCTGGCCCCAGATGCTGCCGAATACCTAATTTTGTATCGGAATCAGGCGGGGGTCGCCATTGAAGAGAAACGATACCCTTCAAAAGTAGCCTTGGACTTGATCAATCGGCTGATGCAGGGGCCATCAACGCTTCCCATTGCAGCTGAAGAGGCTGCACTGGCACTGTCGGACGAGGAGGGTGGAGAGTTCTTGTTGATCACCCCCGGGCGCACCCGAACGCCATCGGTGGAAGCGCTCACCGATTCGGTGGATTCCGGTCTCTACGACGCCGAGGGCGGGGCGGTCATTCACATCGGTGCAGACGGGATGAGTCTTGGTCCGCTGATGTTGGGGATGACCACGCTTCCGGGCATCTACGTTACCGATCAGGAAGACAACATTCTTCAGCGGATAGATGACCCTGGTGAGGCACCGGAGAGCCTGATTCCGAAAACCACGGACCCTCTGGCCGGCGGCGTGTATTTCGCGCCCAAGTTGGTGACGGCTCCCGGCATTCCGCTGCACCTGGATGTGAGCAGCATGATCGCGCCAAGGGAAGACAGCATTGGGGTGGTGGCCTCGATCTCTAGTCACAGCACGGCAGAGTCGAGCAGTTCAACTCGAGAACTGATCGTACAAGCCGCAAAGTTCGGCCCTACCGCGCGCCTGAAGCTTCGCGATCCGAACAACGCCCTGACTCATCACGTCATGGATCTGTCCATGATCGAGTTACCTGTTGGACCGTATCCTGGTGCGGCGCCGAATGTTTTAGGCATTGGCGACAGCATTTTGAATCGGCAAGGTGCGCAGTTTCTGAGTGAGGCGCTGACAGCAGTCGGTTACTCAGCGAACTTTATCGGGACCATGCCAGGTTCTGCTTCTGTAGCCAATCCAAACGACATGAGCGGACCGATGGGGGAAGGGCGCGAGGCCTACTCAACTGGAAACTACACTTACGCCGACATCAGCGAGATCACAATTCCTCTCGCACCAGGTGACGAAGCTGCGTACTTGGCCATGTCAAAGGTCGAGCGGCGAAACCGCAACCCGTTTATCCGCGCCGCGACGGGGGCCGATGACCCTGCCATCGTTCGCAACGGTTATGTGCTCGACTTCGCCTTCTACCAGGCTCGGTTTTCGCTTCCCACACCAGACGTGATTGTCTACGCCCTAGGCATGAATGAGTTCATCCGGGTCACGAACGGCAATGACCTCTATGCCTACATGCTGGACAACGAAAAGTTGATGATGCAACGGATTCGTGCGGCCTGGCCGGATGTGAAAATCTTGCGCTGCTTGCCCGGCTTGCCGTTTCAGAAGACGCGCAATCCACAATGGACGGATCGTTACATCCCAATGATCCGTGGTGTCATGACCAATCTCAATGATCTGGCCAACCCCAAAAATACCCTTGTCCCGTCGTGGACATTTGCAAATCCCGAGACCGGCTATGCCACGGGTAACAATGTGGTTGATCCCGTCACTGGGATCCACCAGGTAGAAATAACCGACAACACCCACCCTATAGGCGCCAACCGGCGTCGGCTCTACCAGGGTATCGCCCCCTATATCGCTGCAGCCCAACTCAACCTGATCTAAAGGACGACCTGATGGGACTCAAACTTATTTCACCAGGTGCGTTAGCGCCTTGGTACACGAAAATCATCGCTCCTGTGACCGACTCTCTTGAGGGTTGGTTTTGCTTTGATACGGCTCTCGAGCGCATCGGTTTCAACCGTGCGCCCGGGAAGGGCAATGCCAAAATCATTGGTAACCCTACTGTTTATCCAACTCATGCCCGATTCAAGGGTGGGTCGAACTTCCTTGAGACGCTGGTTTCCGAGCCGGATAAATTTACGGTGCTGGTTGTCGGCAAGGTGCCTGGCTTGCTCGGCGGTTCCGGCACACCAACGGCGGCGCCCTATGTGGGTACGCAAGCTGGGGTCTCTGCAAGCCCGCTCGGCCCTGGAGGGATGGCGCTGTATCACATTACAGACACAACAATTACAGGCACTGCGTGGCGCGTTACTGCTGACGGAACCGGCACGACTTCCTCGCAAGCAAACGCCAATGACACCCCTACGACGTGGGGTTTGCGAGTGCTGCGATGCGATGGGGTCAACGGCACCAAACTGATGAACCTCACCACCGGCGTTAGCGCCAATCAGCCATTGGCGACTCCACGGGTATTAAGTACTCAGCCCCTGCGAATCGGTGGCGTTTATGGGACTACGTTTCTGGGTGAAACAGACATCAGCCATGTCGCGATTTACTCAAAAGCTCTCTCGGACGATGAACTCAGTCTTGTAGCGGCTGCCATGCGCAAACGTATGCTGCGCCTCGGTATCTCTGTCTGATTCTGTCATCAAGTAAATCCCAGGCCGCCTTGAGCGGTTTTTTTGTGCCTGAAGTTTTATGGCCCGCCAAGTGCGGGCTTTTGTTCGCTGGAGAAACTCATGACCGTAACCGAAAAAGATCGCGACATTCTTGCTCGCACCCTTTGGGGCGAGGCCCGCGGCGAATCGCTTGCCGGCCAAGTTGCCGTGGCCTGGACCATTCGCAACCGTGTGAATGACGGCAAGGCCAAGTCATGGTGGGGGGAGGGCTATGCTGGCGTGTGCTTGAAGCCTTACCAGTTCAGCTGCTGGAACAGGGGCGACCCAAACTATGCGTCCCTCAGTGGAGCGAGGCGGATCCCTTTTCGGGAGTTGGCCCAGGCGCGCATTGCTGCAGACCAGGTGATCGACGGCAAGGTGTCGGATCCCACCGACGGTGCGACTCACTACTACGCAATCTCCATGCTTAAACCTCCCACCTGGATAAAGGGTGCGCAGGAGACGCTGCGCCTGGGATATCACGTCTTTTTCAAGAACGTGCCATGACTCCCGAGACGCTAAAGGAGTTGGCACCTGGAAGGTTAAGGGTTGGGGTTATGGTAAGAAACTGGCCGAGCAGGCACGTTTACAGCCAAATTTTTAGTTGTAAGAACGTGAGCTATATTTGAGGGGCTTTTAAGTT